TTCAACCCGATTGGCGGCACCGAGAACCTGCTCAACTTCATCGCCCCGACCATCGCCGATCTGCCTGCCGAACTCTACATGAACCGGAACTTCGCCGGTCGCCAAATCCAGCCGGATCGGTTCGAGGGAGGGACATCAGACCCGAACTCCCAGGTCTACTGGAACAACACGTCGCCGCCCTTCGTCAAGGTCGCCGACTGGATCAATACGCTGACGGGTGGCAACACCGTTCGTGAGGGCGCCCTCGATTGGTCGCCCAATCAGCTTGAGCATGTCTTCGATTATGCTCTCGGCGGGGCTGGGCAGTTCGTCATGCGGAGCTTCACCTCCGGCGCCTTCGAGGAGGGACGGAGCAACGTCATGAACGCGGTCGAGGGCGACTGGGAAAACGTCGAGATGAACCAAATCCCGTTCCTGCGGAAGATGATCGGGACCACCGGTAACTCGCAGGACCGGAGGCTCTACTACGAGAACGCCAAGGATGTCCTCGTCGCCAGGGAGGAGTTCGATCACTTCGCCAGGGCCGGGGATGGGGATCGGGTCGAGGATGTGCGGAGGCTCTACGGTGAGCAGGTCGCCATCTCGAACATCTTCAAGTCCATCGAGCGCCAGCTTGCGACCCGCCGCAAGAGGCTCAAGGAACTCAGGGCCAACCAGTATCTGAAGCCCGCTGCCATGACGAGGCTGATCGACAACATCCAGGCAGAGATGGACACGCTGATCGATCAAGCCAACCGCATCTACAACACCCGGGTTCGTAAATAAGGACTGGCCAATGTTCACACTGCTTGGATCGCTCTTGGGTTTCACGACTTCCTTCCTGCCCAAGGTCATGGACTACTTCAACAGGAAGCAAGACAACGCCCACGAGCTTGCCATGCTCGAAAAGATGCACGCGAATAAGATGGAGATGACCGCCATCGACGCGAACATCCGTGAGGTGGAGACCATCCACGAGCATGACGCTGCCCTGGATGGGGGTAAGTTCATCAATGGGCTTCGGGCGTCGGTGCGCCCGGTCGTCACTTACATGTTCATGGCTCTTTTTGTGGCCATCGAGGTCACCGCCCTCTGGGCGCTGATCGACATGGGGACCAAATGGGGTGATGCCCTCCTGATCATCTGGGACGATGAGATGATGGGCATGTGGTCGGCCATCCTGGCCTTCTGGTTCGGCGGTCGGGAGTTCCGTAAGAAGTGATCACCAATCAAGCGGGCCTCGATATCATCAAACACTTTGAGGGCTTGGGGGACGGAGACAAGGATACCCCGGAGCTTGAGCCTTACGTGGACCCCGTGGGCATCCCCACACTTGGCTGGGGGTCGATTTGGGGCCTCAACGGCAAGCGCGTGACCATGAAGCACAGGGCCGTCACCCCTGACGAGGCAGAGTTCTTGCTGGAGAGGGAGCTTAGCCATACAGAACGTGCCGTGGCGCGGCTGGTGAGCGTTCCTGTGACCCAGAACCAATTCTCGGCTCTTTGCTCCTTCACCTACAACGTCGGCTCTGGGAACCTCCAGGCCTCGACGCTCAGGGGCAAGCTGAATAGGGGGGATGTCTTGGGGGCCGCCAACGAGTTCCCAAAATGGCGGCGGGCGAAGGGCCGTATCCTTGCCGGGTTGGTCAGGCGCCGGAGGGAAGAGGCACGATTGTTCCTGGCTTCCGCCAGTCATTGATCAGGTTTAGAAGACTGCTCATTTTTCTGAGGTCTCTTGCCTGGATATAATGATTGATTATCCCATATCCAAAATCTTTCGTCGGTGCAACCAAAATTGCCTCTGCCGTTTCCCACCCAAGTAAATCAACCCGGCATTCATTCTGGTGCCACCCAGCGAGAACGAGAATATTTGCGGGGGAAGTACCTTTTTCAACGATCAGGTTCCCAGGCTTCCTTGCTGTTTTGACATCGATGGTCATGTCCCCGAATTGGAAATCGACCCCACTGTCTCCACTCGGCCTTGTCGTCCAGTCTGCCATCAGAGCGTACTTGGCCGCGAAGACATACTCGCCCGCAAGGCCGACAACTTCATAGTCAAATGAGAGGGGGCGGCTGGTCGCGTGGTCCTTGTGGAGTTCATGCCTTTCCTTGGCGAGTTTGCGTATGGTCAGCATCCACGGCACAGGGATGGTGGCGGATACTTCCGGCATCATCCCGCCCCCAGGTCCAGCTTGATCCTCTTGGCGAGGTCCTCGCCCATGGTCTCACCCGTGGCCAGTGTCATCTGGAGCCTCGGCGCCTTCGACACGAGGACGCACGCATCATCCACACCCTTAATGTAATCTCCATAGACAGGCTCCACAGCAAGCGGCGGAACCGGAGGCGCGTCGGTAGTGATGTCAGGAAACGGCGCAGATGAAGGAGGGTCGCACGTGAGGAAGACGCTATCGAGCATCTGACGGATCGAGCCGGGTTGGCCAGCGATGACGAACTTGGTAATCGTGCGGATAAACTCCGCCGTAGAGAGACCATGATCCTTCGCCGTCTTGGCAACCTCATCGAGTGTCTCTTCTGGCCAGACAATATTGTAGGACTTAGTCGGCCCGTCGAGCCGCTTTGGCCTGTGCTTCGATCTGTCCATATTCACGCCTCCGGTGTTCTTGCCTGCTCATGTGGTAGTCCAGGTCGGCCATCAGTCGCTCGGCCATTTCCTGGTCGATCTCGAACTTGTAGTAGCGGCCATCAGTTGTCGTCAGGAGCGCGTTGGCGACCACCTGCATGTCGTCGGCTTGCGTCAGCCGGAGGTCAGGCTTTAGGGGCGGGGGCATTGCTGGTCTCCTTGTAGTATTTGTCACGCAGGTCGAGGAAGGCTGAACGGACATCCTTGTCACGCCCGATCTCGGATCGGCTCATGATGCCCAGCACCTTCCTCAGTTCCTCGGCGCACGTTTTCTCATCCAGGACCAATTCGCCGGTCTCGCTGCCGAACCACTCCTGGAACCTCGGGTCGTGGCAGAGGATGCCTGCCGACTGCATGGCCTTATTCCCTGCCGTAGAGGCGGCGGTAGCCACAGGCTGGTCCTCGTCGTCCAGTTGAACCATGGCTACGGCGTAGCGGGCGCCCACCCAGGCCCGGAAGAGATCATCGGGGACATCGGCGGGATGGACGCTCAGCGTCAAGACGTACCCGTTCTTGTCCTGGGTCATCTTGAGCTTGATCGCCTCGAACTTGAGGGCCGCCTGCTCGACGGCGGTAGGTTCGTCAGCCATGCTCATGATCCCGGAGATGGTCGGCTAGGGCGTCGTAGTAGACCTCAACCTTGGTCATCTGCGGGGCAGTGACTTGAAAGTCTATGGTTTTGGGCACCATGTTATTTCTCGTGATTGAACTTGATCGTCTTGACTAGGTTCTCGGTGAAGCCCTGATAGGGCTCGTTCTCGGGAAGGGGCTCTCCCTTGTGGTTGACTACGCCTGCCCTGTCTCGACACAGGGCGTTGTAGATTTCCACGAGAGCGAGGCCTGTGTCGTCCATCACGAACCCCTTGGGCACAAACAGTTGGATATTGCCTCGTTCGGTGACGACCAAGGCAGTGTCGCTTGGGTCGAGGACCGTGCTTCCGTGGCCAAGCTCAGCGAAGGCATCGAGGACGCCTCCGAAGACCCGGATCAGCATTCCCTTGCGTTCTACCTTCTCGGTCATTGCTCGGCTCCCTCTTCTGAATTGTGGCAGGCCAGTATTAGCAGGCCCTTGAGCGACCTAACGTCTGCGGCCATCCCGTCTTGCCACCCGAATATCCAATACCACATTTTGCCAGGATGGTTGGGGTTGCTCAGGTACGGATTGGTCGTGATGTCGTGGCCGTCTTCGTAGGCCATCTTGCCTTCGTGGTATTCGTCGGTGACGAACTTCTCAGTGACCGGCATTATCGATCCTCATCCGCAGCACGTCCTTGGCGTTCTGGTGTCGCTCCCACCATTCCAGTTCCTTGTCGCGCCAGTCGATAGGGTTCACACCGTGGAAGTCCCAGAACCGATACTCATCCCCTTGGGCGTGCAGTTCCATATGATGCTCATGGCAGAGGGGCACGCACGTGTCGTCGGGTGACTTCATCCCCATTCCCCTGCCGCCAAGGACCATCATGTGATGCGCGTCCACACCATGGGCCTTGCACACGAGGCAGGGGAGGGAACGAATGTGATCGACGTAGGTCACTTGGCGTGATGCTCCCGGTGATGTAGGTGACAGAGCCATATGACCTCCAGAGGTTTCGAGTAGTCCTCGTGGTGCCCATGAGCTTTGGCTCCGCATATTTCGCAAGGGCCTCGGGTGAGCTTACCTGCCGCTATGGCATTGTTGAGGGTGTTGTGCGCTCGGTAGGCTTCGGGGTTGCGCTTGATCCAGGCTTTTTTCCCGGCTGCCTGTGTCTCCCGGCCTCGCTTTGTCTGAGCGTAGGCTTCTCGGGCGGCGACCCTGTGAGGAAGAGCGTTGCGAACCCGCCCCTTGGCAAGGACATGGGGGAGCTTCCCGTGGACGCTGGCTTGGCTTTTGCAGCATTCCTTGCACTTCCCTAGCCGCCCATCCCTTGTTTCGGGATGCTTGTAGAAATCCGTCAACGGCTTCCGCATACCGCACGCGATACATGGTTTTATGCTGCGAAGGGTAGCGGGCCTGCCCAGGAATAACAAGAAATACCATTTCAGAAAGGAATTTCATCGTCTAGGTCGCCCTGTGGCCCCTGTCGTGCTTGATTAGGGGTGTCCCATGGATCGCCTTGCTGTTGAGACTGCGGCGTCTGCTGGCCCTCCTGCGCCTTCTTGGCGTCCCGCTCGGCCTCCCACTCGCTCATCAGTTGGACGGCAATGGAATAGAACTTGCCCCTGCGTCCCGTGCGGACGAAACAAGCGAGGCGGAGCTTCACTTCCTTGCCCTCGGAAGCCTCCTTGAACATCTTGCGGAGGTCTTCCTTCTCGATGGTCATGTCGCCATGCATGATCGGCTGGCGGTCGTTGGTGCGGCGGTCGTTGGGGAAGAGTATCCCTCCCGATCCGTATTTGCTGTCGGCCAATGGGGCCTCCTATTTCTTTGCTTCTTCCTGGAGCTTCGTCTGGTGTTCCTTGAACATCTTCACCAAGGTGACGTGGTGCTCCGGCGAATGATCCTTCATGTATTCGATGGCCTTCGTATTTGTGACCCAGAACTCCTTGGTCAACTCGAAGGTATTGCAGTCCGGGAGGAAGGTCTGGAAGACCTCGAAGATGATCTCCCAGGGCGCTTCGTTCGGCGCCTTGATCTCGTTGAACAGTGGCGGGGCACCGACCCGCTCCTCGTACCAGTCCTTCAGATCGATGACCTCCCCGGTAGCGGCGTCATGGGGAGGGTCGTCGGGGATCGTCGGGTCCCTGGTCTCAGAGGTCTGGGGGTCCGGCTCTGAATTCTCTGTCCCGGTGTCGGGGATATCCTCGACGGTCTCTTCCGGCTCTGGCTGGGCAAGAGTATCGTCCGGCAGATCGGCGGCGACAGGAGCGGGGGCTG